CCCTTATGAATCACTTAATTTTCAAGTGCGAAAATTTCAGTGATTTCAAAGGTGTCAAAACCCTTCTTGGTCTGACCGTAATTGATTGCATATTCAAAGGAATCAGCAATCAGTTCATGAATGTCCATCAGAAGATTTGCATACTGTGCGTAGGACTTGAATTCAATGGTAGGTACCGCACAATTTGCAGTCAAAGAACGAAGGAATTCATTGACAATGTGAATCTGGAAACCCTGTGTGATAACCTGATTCATGAAGATCATAGAACCTTCATATTCACCGTCACAAATCTTCATCCAGATAGAAACCATCGGATCACCCTTTTTAGTTGCCTTCAGTTCCATCTTTTCAATGGAAACTTCATACTTACCATGGGGAACTTCCTTGAAGTTACCACCGCTATTCTGCGCGGCATCCTGAATGTCCTTCTGAAGACCTTCCATGTCAACTGCGTTGTCCCACTGTGCAAAAATGTTCTTGTTTTCCATAATCAAATACTTCCTTTCAAAAATATATTTATTGATTTATTCAGTTCTGCGCTTACGTCTGCGGACGGGTTCAGTACCGTTATCCACGGTGTTGGTTTCTTCAACTGGTGTAGCTTCTTCAGACGGAACCGTTTCAGGTTCAGAATGTACATTTTCTGTAAGGGAAGGCGTTTCTGTGACTTCTACAGGCGGCTTTGCAATAGGTGTGATATTTGCATTTGCTTCCGCATAAAGGTTACAGAATGCGTTATAATCAAGCGGAATTTCAGCAGTCTTGAATTTTAATCTACCACCGCCAAAGATAACTTCATTGGTCTTGAATGACAGAACATAATTCTTATCATCAGCAATACAACGTGCAACGATATCAACCATACCTGCAACCTTGTTTGCAATCTTTTCATTCAGGTTCGGTGCAATCTTTGTGATCTTGTCACCACCCTTTTTGGTGATGTCCTTACCTGTATCAAGGTGGGAAATCAGAACAATATTTTCATAATCCAACATCATTAAACGCTTCAGAACAGAAAGGAATTCCGTTCTTACGATGTCATACGCCTTGAAACTATCATCAGATTCATGATCCCATCCGCGTTCATTGCACACATAGCGTCTGCAATATTCATAGACATCTTCCAGAAGGTCAACAACAATGGTTTTGAAGGTATTTTCCTTCAGTTCCAGTTCAGAAATAACTTCCTTGAAGGTTTCCCATGCAAATTTACGTTCTGTCATGCGTCCAACCTTCTTGACTTCATCGCGAATCGGAATATACGGGGCATCCACAAACTTGATGTTTCCATCCGTGTTCAACATGATGGGATCAGGGAAATGGTTTGCAAAGGTTGTCTTTCCACTGAAAGGTGAACCATAGATCCACACAACCTTTTTTGTTGCAGTTTCAACGTTTCTGCGTTTGTTTTCAGGTAACAACATAAAATCTTCTCCTTTTTCACAAAATGCTTGATATTCACAGTACCTGCACAGGTAACTTGTGCGCTTTGGGTATGTGTCCGCTTCCAACATTCCTTTGGTTTGTAGCAGGAAACGAATCACCTTGTCAGGATCATACTGGATTGGAACCAGTTCAGGTTCCAGTGTTTTCAGATCCATCAACAACCGCTGTCTGTACGAAGTCAGATCCTCGCCCTTGATCCGCTTACATTTAGACTTGGGAACCATCAGGAAATACATATTTCGGATGGAACACAAAGGATTGTTCTTTTCAAAGAAATACTTATACAGATGAAGCTGATCAGAATCCAAGTAGTTCTGTTTGTTGTTGGAATACTTGAAATCATAAAGGTCATAAATTTCATCGTATTTTCCATAAGGACAATGACCACTTTCGCAATTATCACAATCGTAATATTTGGGGCATTTACAACAGATTTCATCCCTTTCTTCAAGGGATAGATTCTTAACGGAAACCAGAAGGTCAATAAATCCTTTGAAATCAGGATCATCAATCAGAACTTCATGTTGACCGTCAGGAATCATCTGTCTTGCCTTTGGAATCATGACTTCCAACTTCATTGCTTCATGAATGTGTTCATCTGTGATGATGGGATAATTACCGTAATACTGGTTGATTGCTTCTTCCACGCCAATTTCCAAACCAGTATGCAACGCGGTTCCAAGATACAAGGCGTTGTCAGGTTTGTCATCAGGAATGGTCTTCAATTCTTCCATATAACGAAAACCAAACTTTGCAGGACATTGGTGGAAGCATTCAACACGGGAATGACTTACCTGCATCACTTGTCCCACCTTTCATTGATTTTGAACAAGAGTAGTTCGGCACTGAATTCATTTCTTTTCTTCAAGCAATGAATTATTTTCTTAAAATCATCAAATTGGTCAGGATATAAAATCACACCCCAACCACCTTGTTCAATAATATTTTTAATGTTCATCTTCTGAAGTTCGGAAGGTTTACCATTTGGTGCTTTCACTTCAACTGCTACAAAAGAACCGTTACAACAAACCAGAAGGTCAGGAATGCCGCTTTTGGTGTAAGCGTTGGCAAAGAACTTGACAAACCAACAACCTTCATCTTCAAGGAATTTCTTCAGACGATTTTCAAAGTTTTTTTCTGCCGCCATCAAAAATCACCAATCCGTTTCAATTGGGGTTCTTGCGTTACGCAAACAATCATCACAGTACCAGTTATCATCCAAGAATACCGCCATATCCTGTTGGATGTGTTCACCGCAACAATTACAAACAGGTAATCGTTCCAGTTTTCTTTGCTGATCAATATCATGATTTTTGAAATCTGATATTGGATCATCTGTGTAATACATCTTTAACCAATCCTTTCTGCGATTTCCGCAGTGTATTTTTCTGCTGTCTGAAGGACACCTTCAGAATAAGCACTGGTATAAATACCCTTGTCCCACTTTCGTTTTGCACCAGTGGAACCCATGTTGTATGCCATCAGAACCTTGTGGGGATCTTCATATTTGTCAAACAAACCACGAAGAACGTAAAGTCCTGCTGTCACATTCTGTTCTGGATCAAAGAAATCAGTGATTCCAAGTTCTTGTGATAACCAAGGATGGTTGATTCTGTTGATCTGCATCAGACCGACACTGGAACCGCTGTCCGCATCAGGTCTGAAGGAAGATTCCTTGAAAATGACTGCCATTGCAAATGCAAAATCAATATTGTATTGTTCGCACTTTTCAAGAATCATCTGTTGTGTTGCGTCATCCAAACGGCAATCAATCCGAATGGGAACAGTTTCAACCACAGGAATTTCTGTTTCTTCAATAGAAATGTTGGGTTCTTTGAAAACTTCTTCAGTTACGTCTTCACTTGTGTCTTCAGAAACTTCACTTTCTTCTTCACTTGTTTCAGTAACCAAAGGAATTTCAACAATTTCAATAACTTCAGTTGCTTTTTCGGTTTCCTGCACCTGCTCAATCACAACAGGTTCAAACGATTCTACGGTTCGAATCAACCGTTCCATTCGAAATACCATTCCAACCTGTAACGTCATGACGAAGCCAAGCAGGAACAAAATTGCTTTATCCTTGAAACAAATCATCTGTCAGTTCCTTTCTAATATTCAGTGTTGGAAGAATTTCCGTATCTTCAATGCTGTTCTGACAAATCAGAATGTAATAGAAGCAGGGTCTATCCTGACCAATTCGGTGAATACGCTTCATGGACTGTTGAAACAGTTCCGCTTCTTCTGTCAGACTGAAATACACAATCTTGTTTGCCTTCTGAAGATTCAAACCCATCGCACCTGCTTGATACTGTACAAAGGTCACACTGTTGGATTCGTTTTCGTAGGCAGTCAGATTCTTTTCCGTACCGTTTACGATGGAATACGGTCTGTCAAGATTTTTGCAAACAAGCTGAAGTTGGGTCAATTCGCAGTTGAAGGTGTAAAACACAATCAATCTGTCTTGCGTGGATTCCAGAAGATCTTCGAAGGCTTGAATCTTATGTGGATTGTATGCCGTGCAAAGCTGTCTTTGATACAGTCTGTAAGACAGAATACTGTCACCAATCAGTTCAATCCTTGGGGTCACATCCTTACCATAGAAATCAGAATCATCCTTAAATTCACAAAGATTCCGCAGGTCAATTGTGATCAGACGGTCTTTTTTGAACTTCCTGTATTCCTTGGTTGTTGGAACATTCACCATAATGAAATTCTGCTTTGGAAGGTCAAACACATCTTCCGTTTTCATAAACACGGCACCATGTTCACGCATTTTTTGTTTCAGACGTTCCGTGTTTTTATACGGATCATCTTTATTCACGATGTTGTGCGGAACACCACCAACATAAATCTTCTTCCAATTGACATAATGGGCATTGTACAGTTTTTCACTGATGTTCCATCCAAGCAACTTCATCTGCGTCCACAGATTTTCATACTTGCCGCCTGTAGGCGTACCAGAAAGAAGAATAACGTTTGCAGGATCCATCTTCATGATGAATTTGCTTCGTTTGCTTTTTGGATTCTGGATCAGGGACGATTCATCAAGAATCAAGGTAAAATCCTTTAGCTTCAAAAGTTCCTTCCTACGCCAAATCAGGTCATAATTGATAACACCCGTTGCG